GACACTTACGACTTACGTAAGATGGGTATCCCTGTTTTAAACTTTACACCGAGTAAAGGGAATGATAAGCATACAAGAGTTAACTCAGTTGCACCTCTATTTGAAAGTGGATGCATATGGGCGCCCACTCACAAAGAGTTTGCACAAGAGGTAATTGAGGAATGTGCAGCGTTTCCGTATGGAGATCACGACGATTTAGTCGACTCCACAACGCAAGCGGTCATGAGGTTTAGACAAGGAGGATTTATTAATCACCCTGAGGACTATTTGGATGAACCCTTACCTCAACAAAGGAGAACATATTACTGATGATAGGTAAGAAGTCAGGACCGCCGCCTCTACGAGGGCCTAATCCACAAGGCTTGAATATTATCAAAAAAAAGAATACAACGAAAAGATTAGGGAAACTATATGGCAGAAATAGACAAAGCATTACCAAACGTAAGACAAGAAATAAATCTTGATCCTGAACAAGAGATTGTTGAGGCAACCGAGCAACAACAAGCCGAGCTCGAAGGTCCACCGCCCGTTGATGTTCAACAGAATGAAGATGGCAGTGTAGACATTAACTTTGAACCAAGTGCCATGAACCCCGGACAAGACTCGGGACATTTCGCAAACCTTGCAGAACTTTTACCCGATGATGTGTTAGGAAGATTATCATCAGAGTTGATGAGTAATTATCGTGATTATAAAATGTCGAGAAAAGAGTGGGAGAAGTCTTACACTAACGGACTCGATTTATTAGGATTTAAATACGACTCGAGAAGCGAACCTTTTAGAGGTGCGTCAGGTGCAACCCACCCTGTCTTAGCAGAAGCCGTGACCCAGTTTCAGGCTTTGGCGTACAAAGAATTATTACCTGCCGATGGTCCTGTGCGAACACAAATTTTAGGTATACAGGATCCAGCAAAAGAGCAGCAGGCAAGACGTGTAAAAGATTTCATGAACTATGAAATCATGAATAACATTACCGACTACGAACCTGACTTTGATCAGTTATTATTTTATTTACCCCTTGCAGGGTCAGCGTTTAAAAAAGTTTACTACGATGAAGTTGAAGGACAAGCCGTTTCTAAATTTGTTCCTGCCGATGATTTAGTCGTTCCTTATTCTGCAACTTCGTTAGAAGATGCAGAGTCCATTATTCATGTTGTGCGTATGTCAGAAAATGATTTACGAAAACAACAAGTGAATGGTTTTTACAGAGACATTGATCTAACACCAGGACCAGTTAATGAAACAGAGTCGGAGAAAAAAGAAAGAGAACTTTCAGGAGAGAAAAAAACAAAAGATGGCGGAGTGTTTACTTTATTAGAAGTTCACACAGAACTCGATCTTGAAGGGTTTGAAGATGTTAGCCCTGAAGGAGAACCAACAGGAATTAAAATACCTTACATTGTAACCGTTGAAGAATCATCTGGACAAGTCTTATCCATTCGAAGAAACTTTGAGATCGGTGATATTAAAAAAAGAAGAATATCTTATTTTGTGCATTTTAAATTTTTACCAGGATTAGGATTTTATGGTTTTGGTTTAATACATATGATCGGTGGACTATCGAGAACAGCCACCGCTGCGTTACGACAATTATTAGATGCTGGAACATTATCAAACTTACCAGCAGGTTTTAAACAACGAGGCATCAGAATACGTGACGATGCACAAGCGATACAACCAGGAGAATTTAGAGATGTAGATGCACCAGGTGGCAATATTAAAGATTCGTTTATGATGTTACCATTTAAGGAACCATCTCAGACATTATTGAATTTAATGGGGGTCGTAGTACAAGCAGGTCAACGCTTCGCTTCTATAGCAGACTTGCAAGTGGGTGATGGGAATCAAGGAGCAGCTGTGGGCACGACCGTGGCGCTCTTAGAAAGAGGGAGCCGTGTCATGTCGGCAATCCATAAAAGATTATATGCATCACTCAAAGTCGAATTTAATTTATTAGCAAGAGTTTTCAAACTTTACCTACCGGCAGAATACCCCTATGATGTGGTAGGTGGGCAACGCGTTATCAAGCAAGCTGACTTTGATGACAGGGTTGATATCCTGCCAGTTGCAGATCCGAACATTTTTTCACAAACACAGCGTATCTCCCTTGCGCAGACGGAGATGCAACTGGCACAATCTAATCCTAACATACACAATATGTATCAAGTTTACCGACACATGTATGAAGCACTCGGTGTAAAAAATATTGATGCCATTTTAAAACCACCACCAATCCCTGTTCCAAAAGATCCAGCGTTAGAACACATTGATGCAATCGGTGCCGTGCCATTCCAAGCGTTCCCGGGCCAAGATCACAGAGCCCATATCACTTCGCATTTAAATTTTATGGCAACCAACATGGCAAGAAATGCACCTATTGTTATGGCTGCTTTAGAAAAAAATATACTCGAGCACATTTCAATCATGGCTCAAGAACAAATTCAGTTAGAATTTAAAACAGAATTACAAGAATTAATGATGATGCAACAAAATCAACAAGCAATGATTAATCCTGAGATGCAAATTCAAGTTAAAATGCTAACAGAAAAAATAGAATCTAGAAAAGCGGTTTTGATTGCAGAGATGATGGACGAATTTATGAAGGAAGAGAAGAAAATTACCTCACAATTTGACAATGATCCTATCGCAAAACTAAGATCTAGAGAATTAGACCTTAGAGCACGTGATGATGAGAGAAAACGCAAAGAGGGAGAGGAAAAACTTAACCTTGATAAGATGAGAGCGATGATGAATCAGATGAATGTTGAAGATAAACTAGAACAAAACGAAGAATTATCTAAATTAAGGGCAAATACGTCTATTCAAAAAACAATTTTAAGCAAAACAATACCTTCACCCGAGCAAGCACCCGATAGTATTTCAATTATCAGCAGTAAAGAGTAAAAATGGGCAAGAAAAAACAGAAAAAAGTAGCAAAAGTTATGCGAGAGTTTAAAAAAGGTAAATTAACTATTGGAAAATCAGATAAAAAGGTTAAAAATCGTAAACAAGCAATAGCTATTGCTCTAAATAGAGCAGGCATAAAAGAAAAAGGTAAAAAATAATGTGGTTATCAGCAATAAAACTAGCAATTTCTACGGGTGGTAAGCTTTATGCTAACCGACAAAGAACTAAAGAGGCGATGTCTAATGCAAGATTAATGCACGCCGAGCGTATGGCTCGCGGTGAGGAGGCTTATCAGGGTAAATTATTAGAGGCTAGGCAAAATGATTGGAAAGATGAATTTGTCTTGATCCTATTGTCAATCCCGATTATAGTGCTTGCTTGGGCAGTAATCAGCGATGACCCGGCTGCAATGCAAAAGATAGAATTATTCTTTGAATATTTTTCTAATCTCCCTAAATGGTTCACAAATTTGTGGATTCTTGTAGTGGCAAGCATTTTTGGTATAAAGGGTACACAAATATTTAGAGGAGGAAAATAATGGTAAACAGACTATACAATAAACAGGTATCACCTAAAGGTTATAAAAAAGGTGGACGTGTTAAAAAAATGGGTGGTGGCATGATGATGAAACGACCTATGATGAAAGACGGTGGAAAACTTAAAATGGTTATGAAAGGTGGAAAAAAAGTTCCATTTTTTGCAGCTGATGGAAAAGGTGCCAAAGATCTTGGAAAAGCTACTGGTATGAAAAAAGGTGGCATGGCTAAATTAAACCCAGGTCTTAGAAAATTCATGATGAATAAAATGAAAAATAAAAAAGGCAAAATGTAATGTTAGAAAAAATTAGATCAGTCATAAAAAACGTTTTATGTAAAATCCTTTGCATTAAACAATGCATGTGTAAAAAGAAAAAAGATGACTAAACTTTGTCCAAGAGGTAAGGCCGCGGCCAAGCGAAAATTCAAGGTGTACCCAAGCGCATATGCAAATGCTTATGCAAGTAAAATTTGTGCAGGTAAAATTAAAGATCCATCTGGTGTAAAAAGAAAAGATTTTAGAGGACGTAAACCTTCTGCAGAAGGTGGTAGAGCAGGCGATGGTCCACTAAGAGACAGAGCTAGATACGGAAGTAGATCTAGACAAAGAGTTTTTGAAAGAAAAGAAAAAGTAGATAGAATGAATAAAGCGGGCGGTGGATTAATGGAAGCAACAGAGAGATTAAGAAGACAAGGATTAAAAAGAGGAGGCATTGCAAAAGGATGTGGTGCTGTCATGTCTAATAGAAGAAAAACAACAAAGGTTTTCTAAAGTCATGGCTAAAAAAGGTCTCGACGATTGGTTCAAACAAAAATGGGTCGATATCGGATCTAAAAGAAAGGACGGATCTTTTGCCAAGTGTGGGAGGTCGAAACAAAAGAAAGACGCGAAAAGGAAGTATCCGAAGTGTGTCCCGCTTGCAAAGGCGAGAAGGATGTCGGAAAGTCAAAGACGTTCAGCCGTTGCTAGAAAAAGAGCAGCTGGGAATGTTGGACCAAAACCTACTAATGTTCCTACCATTGTTAAAAGGGTTAAAAAGGCTGCTGGTGGTGTTACTGAGCCTTATCGTGGTCGTTACATCCGTGGAGATTTGGGAGGTGTTAAAGTCTCCAACCCAAGTCTCGTTAAGTACTACAAAGGAATGGTCTAACATGGTGGTTAATCGATCAAAGATGCCACAACAAGTAACTAAGGCACCGGGTAAGAAAAAATTTAAAAATTATAAAGAGGTGAGACCTATTCTAGAACCATCAACAAAAAAGATGTTAGATAAATATTACAAGGATTTAATAAAATGAGACGGCAAAGCAAAATGCCAGCAAGAAATAAAAAGAACTTCAGGCCAACGAAGGCTGGAGCAGGCATGACAAAAGCTGGGGTCGCTGCCTATAGAAGATTAAACCCTGGCTCTAAATTAAAAACAGCGGTCACTGGCAAAGTCAAACCAGGATCAAAAGCTGCCAAAAGACGTAAATCCTTTTGTGCAAGAAGTGCGGGACAAATGAAAAAATTTCCAAAGGCTGCAAAAGATCCTAATTCAAGACTAAGACAGGCTCGCAGAAGATGGAAGTGTTAAATGGTTGCTAAAGTATCAACAATCAAAAAGAAAATAAAACAAGGTAAAAAACTAGGTTTTAGTGAAAGAGCTAGAGCCGTAAATAAAGGATTGCTTCCATCAAAAGCAAAAAAGAAGGAGAAAAAACGTGGTTAAAAAAATAAAAAAAGTTGCCAAGCAACTTAAGAAAGCATCTGCCTTACATAAACGACAAGGTAAGATTATAGAAAAACATATAAAGGAGATGAGTTATGGCAAGAGATCCAAAAGTAGGAACGGGAAAAAAGCCTAAAGGTTCAGGAAGGAGATTATATACTGATGAAAATCCAAAGGATACTGTTAGTATTAAGTTCGCGACTCCGCAAGACGCCAGGGCGACTGTGGCGAAGGTTAAAAAGATTAGTAAACCGTTTGCGAGAAAAATTCAAATCTTAACAGTCGGTGAACAACGAGCAAAGGTGATGGGTAAATCAAAAGTTGCTTCTATTTTTAAAAAAGGAAAAGAGGCGATTAGGAAAACTAGAAAAGTATGAAGATTTCAGAATCAACACATATCTCTATGCCAGTTAGAAACTTAATTAGCATTGTGGCTGCTGTAGCAGTAGGAGTGTGGGCATACTTTGGTATTGTTGAACGTATCAATAATCTGGAGACATCTAAACAATTGATGGAAGCAGACCTATTAAAACGTGCAGAGCAAAAACCAAAGAACTTAGAGATGCTGATGTTGATTGAAATGAATGCAAAGATGCTAGAAAAACATCAAAAACAACTTGATGAAAACATACATACTAAAGTGTTATTAACAGAGGCAACTAAAAAGATAGAAAAACTTCAACAAGATGTAGAGAAGTTAGTTAGGAAGAATGGCAAATGATAGAGATCATGGCACTACTTATGTTTATTGGAGACCCTCAAGAACTCAAAGAAATGACCTACACTCCAACCGTATCTGAGTGTTTGAAGAAGAAAAGAATAGCCTCAAGAAATAGTGGGTCAACAGTGCTTTACATGTGCTCAAGAGTAAAAGCAGAATTATCAAAAGATAATAAAATATTGCGAATTGAAAAAATTAATTAATGTCAAAATTTATAGAGATTAAGGGTAAAAAATATAAAAAATCCCCGTTGAAAGAAGGGCCCTATAAAAAAGGATTAGTTAAAAAACTAATGGAAGCTAGGCGTGACGTTGGTGTAGCTTTAAAGAAGAAAGATAAAACGTTAGAAAAAAGCGCTCGAAACAGAGTGCATAAATTTAAAAAGAAACTAGGAGAAAGATAATGGACGGACTATTTATTGTAGCTAAACTACAAAAACTGTTAAAAGAAAATATGCAAAGTGTTGTTGATGCAATATGCACAGGTGGCGTTGACAACATGGAGAAATACAATTATATGTTGGGACAGATAAAAACTTATCAATTAACACTACAGGAAATCTCTAACCTGCTAGACGAAAAGGAGCAAAAAGAAGATGAAGGAAACGTTATTAAACTCGGAACCACCGAAGATTAAACTCGCACTTGAGGATAAATATAAAAAACAAGATGAGGCTAAACCAGAGCCTTTAAATCCAGATAATATTAAAAGCCAGGTGGATCAACTACCAGAACCATCGGGTTGGAGACTTTTAGTTTTACCTTTTACACCAAAAGAAAAAACTAAAGGTGGAATTATTATTGCACCAGAGGCACTAGATAAATTTAGAATTGCAACCACCTGTGGTTATGTATTAAAAATGGGTCCGCTTTGTTATCAAGACAAAGATAAATTTAAAGACCCGTGGTGCAAAAAAGGAGATTGGGTGATCTTTGCTAGATATGCAGGATCAAGATTACCAATAGAAGGCGGAGAAGTCCGCATATTAAACGATGATGAAGTGTTAGGAACGATCGCAGATCCAGAGTCCTTGCTTCACGTGCTATAACATAGGAGAAGGCTATGCCAGAAGAAAATAAAATGAATACAGAAAATAAAGAGATAGTGGATATAGATACATCTGGTCCAGAAGTGGACGTAGAATTAAAGGAGGAAACTAATGATAAAAATAATCAGGACAATAATGAGTCCACGGATACATCTGAGAAACCTAGTGAGCAGCCTGAGCTTCAAGTTAGCGAACAGGAGAATGTACAAGAAGATGTTAAAAATGAAACTACTCAGCAATCAGATAAAAGCGAAGAATCTAAAGAATCTAAAAAAGAATTAGATGACTATAGCGAAGGTGTTCAAAAACGAATCGCTAAGTTAACTAAAAAAATGCGTGAAGCTGAAAGACAAAGAGATGAAGCAACACGATACGCAAAAAGTGTTCTTGAAAAACAAAAAGCAGCTGAAAGTAAATTATTAAAAATAGAACCAGACTATGTTCAGTCATTAGAGGCTAGTGTTAAATCGGGTATTGAGGCTGCAGTTGCTAAACTAAGTCAAGCTAGAGAAACTGGCGACATTAAGTCCGAGGTTGAAGCTCAAAAAGAAATAGCTAGATTAGGTGTTCAAGAGGCAAGAATTAATCAACAAAAAGCTGCTTTAGAGGCGGCTCAAAACCAACCTCAAGAAGATAAAAATGAAAAAGTCTTAGAAACACCTGCTCCAACTCCAGAGGTAGACCCAAAAGCAGAGGAGTGGGCTGCTAAGAATAGATGGTTTGGAACGGACAGTGCTATGACTTATACTGCTTTTGATATACATAAAAAACTTACAGAAGAAGAAGGATATGATCCTAAATCTGATGATTATTATACGGAAGTAGATAAAAGAATAAGGCTTGAATTTCCCCACAAGTTTGATAGTAGTCAAACTAAGGAAACGACTAAACCTACACAAACAGTAGCTTCAGCGAAGCGCAGTGTAAAATCTAGTCGCAAAACCGTGAGGCTCACAC